CTCGACTATCGGCTATTGCGAAACTAGAGGCGCTTGGTCTTACCGTTGACGAGGTAGAGGCCGCGTTTGGCTTGGAGGCGTAACCCGTGAGGCTAGTGAAGCCTTGGCCTGAGGATAAAAAACAACGTAGTGGTTTTGGTTACAGGACTCACCCAATAACAGGTAAACCCTATACTTTACACAGGGGTATCGACGTCGGTGGGACGTTCGAGATACGTGCTCCAGCCGCAGGTGTCGTACACCATATAGGGTATTCAGGACCGACGTCGGGTGGCGGTCATACCCTACGTATTGAGCATGGTACACGACTATTTACCGTCTACTATCATTTACGTGAGCGCACGCCGCTATCTAAAGGTGACCGTGTCGATTTAGGGCAATTTTTAGGCACGTCGGGCTCGACTGGCGCTAGCACAGGGCCGCATTTGCATTTTGAGGTTAGGACTGGTCGGTACGGTCAATGGGGTACACAAGTAGACCCACAGCCGTATCTTGTTGCAAATAATCTTGGTGCAAAGCCAGCGCTCCGTGTCGATGGTCGTATGGGTAGAAATACTTGGAGAGCGTGGCAGACACAATTAGCCTCTGCAGGGCACTACAAGGGCCGCGTGGACGGTAGACCAGGCCGATTTACCTATGAAGCAATACAGCGCTCGCTAAACCTGACAGTTGACGGCGTGCTAGGTCCTCAAACTAGGAGAGGCGTCCAGGCACAGCTCAAAGCTTGGGGATACGAACTAAAAGTAGATGGCCGATGGGGCCGTATTACATATACGGCACTACAACGTAGCCTAAATGACGAGAAATGGCACAAAAACCAGAGAGCTGATGCTAATGACTGACAATAATGAAAATACAGTAGTTAGGGTCACTGTGCGAGACTTGTACGTACAATTACAAAAAATACAGTCGATGGTCGAGCGTATCTCAGCGGAGTTACCAGACTCTGAGGCGCACATACAAGACCATGAAAGTCGCATACGTAAGCTCGAGATGAGAATGGGCTGGATAGTGGGAGCCTGTGGGCTCATAGCCGCTATAGTGCCTTGGATTTTAGGAGTTGCAATATGAAGACCTCGTGGAAGATTAGACGACGCTACATTTTTGTCGCGTTTTGTCTTGGTGCCTTTATGTTAATTGCTGGCAGTATTGCCACGCTGTTAAATAATGACTCAGGTACTCGTGACCTCATTACAGGCGGCGTCGCCCTAATAACCCTCATTTTGACCAGTTACATAGCTGGCAGTGTGTACGAAGATAGGAAGATAAACCACGATGGATAAACTGAAAGATTATTTAAACTATTCTGTCGAGCGCTGTTTAAAAACAGTGGCACAGACAGCTATCGCTGTTATCACAGGCTCACAAGTACTAAACGTTGTTGACGTTGACTGGTTGCAGGTCGCTGGTATCGCCGCGCTTGCTGGCGTAATGTCCTTGCTGACCTCAGTGTTGCAATACGACAAGGCAGGCAAGTAGTGGCTGACCTAGACGCTGTAGAGACCGTCGATGGCGTAGTATGCCCTGTAGACCCAATGGACGCTTTACAGTGCGACAGTTGCCAGTAATGTGGTAAAGTCTTTATTGCGACGCGCTAAATAGTTCGTCTTTTTCCTTGTTGTAAACGACCCACTTAGATATTTTTTCTAAGTGGGTCGTTTCTTTTTTTGTTTAGCCCAGTAACCAAGCGTAGATGGTTGCTCTAGTTACGTTTGATTGGTTAGCTATTTTGGTTATGCTGGTGCCTTTTGTGTATTCGTCTTTCACTTTTTGTTGTAGTGCCTCAGTTACTAGCTCTAGGCGATTTATTGCGTATTCCCTAGTGTCGCCTAGTTGTTGTACTGACATTTCCGAATAGTCTTGATAATCCATTTTAGTCCTAGCCTAAACACATATTTGACAAAGCCATTCACAGTCGCTAATGGCGTCATCAATCTCATACAGGTTTTCAGTTGCTCCGCAGTTTTCGCATTTTTCTGCCTGATAGTTGTCGGTTGTGATGTTCATTGTCTTTATCCTTTTTGTTTTAGTAACGCCTTACCATTTTGTTTTTACGATGAACTCGTTTTATTTGGGTTACAGCAAATGAGTTGAATTTACTATCCTTGTCGAAACAGTCGACCCAACACCTACCGGTTTCTTGGTTGCAGACGAAGGCTCTAAATTTCATGCGACCTTTATTTTTTATTGTCAGCTCAGTACCTGGTTGTACTTTTATGCTGTTGAATTCCCAGTCTTTTTTTTCTGTAAACATTCCATCTCCTCGTTGTTGTGTATATAACTATACGTATAAGACTATACACTAACTAAGCGTTTTATGCAAATGTTATATAAATGTACTTGACACGTGTCAGCGGTTAGTGGCAGTGTGCTAGTAGCAAATAACACAAACAAACAAGGAATGAGAGTATGGGTTATTACAACAAGCTCGAAGTAGAACAACAAGCAAAGATAGACAGCATAGTGCGCTGGTATCAAGCACACGCCGATGTTTTACCGGCATACTTGCTAAACCGTATTTTAGCCGATGACGAGTTGCTAACTACTGTTATCGAGCTATGGGAAGAAACGCCACGTAGGAGGTCTGCAAGCGACCACGTCGCTTTGCAGGTCACTAACAGCAAGCCTAAAACTGATTGGTCTATGACCTCTGACCAAGCTAAAATTTTTATAATTATCTACGGTATAACTATGGGTCTTGTTTTATTAGGTATCGTCGGCTTGGGGGTTTTCTAATGGTCGGCAACATACTGTTATTTAGCGGTAGCGTTATTGCGCTTATTCCTAGCCTTTTTTATGGCGTAATAAACGGCTTAAGTCTGTTAGGTCTAGTAATCGCTATCTACGGGGCCTACCTTGTTTTCAGACAAGGTTCTAAAGGTGTTTAGTGCCTATGAGAAACTAAACCGTGCGCTCAACGCGGTAGGGCAGACGCCCTGTCAAGCAAACCCAGAGGCATATTTCCCAGAAAAAGAGCAAGCAATAAGTGAGTATGAAAATAGACAGATGGCTTACCGCTTGTGTGAAGATTGCCCTGTAATTTTAGAATGTCTCAACTACGCGGTAGAGGCTAACGAAAAGTACGGGATTTGGGGCGGTCTAACCACAGCGCAACGACAAAAACTACAAAATAGAAAGGTGGCAAAGAAATGGCTAGGATAATGCTCAGTAAAAATGGTCGTGAGATTGTAGTAACTAATCTTGACGAGCCTTGGACGATTAGCAACGATAACGCCCTAATCCTTACCTTGGGCCAAGCGCACGAGCTAGGATTAATCTTAACCAATGACCCTTGGACAGAGAAATTTGAGGCTGAAGATGGTTAATAAGGTAGACGAGTTAGCCGCTGAGTTGTGTCAGGCTTGGAAAGATAACTATACGTTGTCAGGCGAAAAGGCCTTTATCGCTAACGAGCTGTTAAGGTCGAAAATAATCGACGAAGCGCGACAGCTCGGTATCGACGAAAAGGTTTACACCAGAGCCAACGACCTATTACACGGCAGACAATGTTAGAAACACACCAATTTGTTGCGTCTAAGTCGCTTGACCTAGACGAATGGCGTGCCGCACGTCGTAGAGGTGTCACAGCTACACAAGTATCTAGAGGTGCTACGCCGTCAGGTCGTAAAGAGGTTTTAGCGTCTTATTGGGCTGACTACGATACACCTGACACGCCGCAAATGGCGTTTGGTCGTGACAGTGAGCCTTGGCTGGCTTTATGGGCTAAGCAACATTACGATGTTATGCCAAATGACTGGTTAATAAAGAGTAGTGAAAACCCGATAGCTTTAGCTACGCCTGACGGCCTTTCTTTAGACCATAGGTTTATTTTAGAGGTCAAAACCACAGGCAAAGACTGGCAGTCGATAAATAAAATACCTATTGCATACAGGCGTCAAGTGCAATGGCAGTTATACGTTACTAACGCTGAGGCTTGTGTATTTGTCTGGTTACTAAGGGCTGAGCATGATGGTCGCATGGTGCCAGCGTGGTACGAGCCTAAGTCTGACGTTATTACTCGTGATAGTAAAATGATTTCTGACCTCAAAAAGTCGGCAGACTTGTTATGGTCAGATTTATGTGAAGGGAGTTAGGGAAAATGGCGCGTTTTGATTTGACAAAATACGCTACAGTGGCTGAGCGTTTAGTTGCTGTAGGCAAAGAGTGGCCTGATTATCGTATAGAGACTGAGGATTACTCTACAGAGGCAGACAGAGCTAAAGGGGTATGGCGTGTAAAGGCCACTCTATATTTAACTCGACAAGACCAATTAGACCGTGTCGCAAAGGCTACTGGTCACGCGTTCGAGGTCGACGGTCAAGCTGGCGCAAATGTCACCTCAGGGTTAGAGAACTGTGAAAGCTCAGCCGTAGGCAGGTGTATGGCCTTAGCAGGCTGGTCTGTCAACAAAGATAACCCAGGGTCTTTAGCAAGTCGTGAAGAAATGTTAAAGGTTCAACGAGGACCTGTCAGACAAGAAATGGTAGCAGTGCCAGACGATTTTATTGGGCGAGTAGACGACGTAAGTGACATAAAACAGTTAGAATTGCTGTGGGACGAGTCCGTAAGGTTAGGATTTTCTGACCAAGTCAAAAAAATAATAGCTGATAAAAAGGTGGTTTTATCGTGAAACTTATTCTAAAAAAACGTGACCGCATGGTTTTAAAAATGTTGAAACAGCACTATAGCGGCTTACCAGCACCAAAAGAACACCCACGTGACAAGCTAGTGCGTTACAGCAAGAAACAGCGTAATGGTGTTGCAACGTCGATACGACAGTTTTACGAAAGTTTCGAGCGTGTATGGTGAGTGACCTAACACCAGCTCAAATTATCGCAACTTTGACGACTATTAGCAAAGACATTGATGACGCAACTGACGAAATATCTAAGTTAGATGAGCAAGCGGTTAGATGTCGAGCTAAGTACAAAACAGCTTACGCGAAAGCATTTCTGAACGCTGACGGCTCGATGGACATAAGACGATACACGGCAGAGTTGCAAACGGCAGAGAGTCATTTAGAGTCAGAGCTGGCTGACCAAAAGCATAGGGCCTCAGTTAGCGCTATAAAAGCTCTACGAGACCGTCTAGAGGTCGGTAGGTCGCTTGGTCCCCTTGTCAGGTTAGAATGGGGTCAAGCTTAGACAAGTACGCAACAACAACAACAAGGATAAAAACGATGGTAAATATATTTAAACAGCGACAAATTCAAGCGCCGACAGTAATAATCTTTGTGTGGCTATTTCTGCCCATGCTGATTACATTTAACTCGCACCAAAGCATAATTCAGTCAGGTACACCTGTCACTGAGAAAAAAGTAGAGCCACCTGTAGACGATTACGTTGACCAATTTTTTACAAATACAAGTAGGTTTAGACAAATCATTGAAAGACCTAATTACATAAATTACGCGCACGCGATTTTACCTGTACACGACGCAACAGTATCTAGTGATTTTGGTTGGCGAGTGGCACCTTGTAAAGGTTGTAGTAGTGACCACCAGGGCGTAGATTTTGTACCTGGTGCCGGTGAGCCAGTAATGGCTGTACTAGATGGCATTGTTACAGCGGCAGGTCGTAATCAAGGTTACGGTTTTTGGGTAAAGATAGAGCACGTTGTACCTGTCTCTGCTACGCGTGTCGAACGGTGGCAAACGATTTACGCCCATTTACAGGCAAACTCGATACCAACCGGTGTGAGGGTAGGTTCGCTAGTACAAAAAGGCCAGGTTATCGGTCTGGTGGGTAGCACTGGGATATCTACGGGTCCGCATTTGCATTTTGAGTTACACATTGACGGCAAAGTAGTCGACCCTTTACCAGTTTTAGCCCAAAGCCAAGCTGTTGTAGACCTTGAGACTATTTGGAGGTAATAAAATGTCGTATAACCCGTCTTTTGACATAGATTTTACGCGTGGCGTAGCTGGCGAAAATTTAGCTAAAAAGTTTTTATTTGGAACACATGAGGTAAAGACTGACTACAAGACGGTACAGACAGGTAATTTTTACATAGAGACTTGGCAACAGCCTAACGGTAAGGATTGGAAGCCGTCAGGTATAAACACGACTGAGGCTAATTTTTGGGTGCAGGCAAGTCCAATAGGTACTGGCGGTATTTTTATTTCTACGTCGGCACTAAAAGAACTTTTAAGGGAGAAACAACCACCTGAGGCTGAGCAACCTGTGGTCAATTCTGAAACAGCCGCTAGTAAGGGCAGGCTAGTCAAAGCAAGCGACGTTATGCGTAAGTTAGGGTTTTTATGAGTGGCGCTAGTTCACGTCGTAAAGGTAATGCGGCAGAGGTAGAGGTTGCTAAGGCATTAGAACGCGCTGGCTGGACAGCGGTAACGTCAAGAGCCGCTAGAGGTGGTTATCAAACCGGCGAGGATATCGTGACAGATTTCCCATTATCAGTTGAGGTGAAAAACCAGACACGTCTAGATTTGTCGGGTTGGTGGTCACAAGCTACTAAGCAGGCAGGCGACAAACCGGCTGTAGTTATCCACAAGCGAGTCGGTAAGGCTAGAGCTGAGGATTGGTGGGTAACTATGGACGTTGCGACGTTGTTAAAGATTGTTGGCAAGCTATGAGTATTGGCAAGAAGTCGCGTAATCAGTCTCGTAAGGCACGTGAGACGGTTTTTAGACGCGACAGCGGTCTTTGCGTCTCTATTGGTATTTCGGGTCCCTGTAGCGATTCTGTGACCTTACAGCACCGTGTAGGGCGTGGAATGGGCGGCAGTGCTCAATTTGACACGATACCGCCATATTTGCTAACTATGTGTAGTACGCATAATTGGTTAGAGACCAGTGACGCCGATTACCATAAGATTTGCAAAGATTTAGGGTGGTCTGTACCACGTTGGGTACCTGACTCTTGGTCTATAACAGAGGTGCCAGTTTTTTATTGGGACGGTTGGCACTACCTAGTTGGCAACGAGAGAATACTCACTACGGTTAAATCCGCGTTAGACCGAATGGAGACTATTTATGGTGACTAATACTGACCTGACGGCAGACATACGGTTTAGCATAATTCCCGAATGGGTTTTAGACTCTGACATTTCCGACAAAGCACTCAGGGTATACGCCCTATTAGCTCGATACGCCGACAACGACAATTTACAAGCATTCCCGAGTCGACAGACGTTAGCTAATCGTGCTCGATGTAGCGTCAAGTCAATCGACAGAGCTTTAGACGAATTGATAAAACTTGGAGCTATCAAGAAACAACACAGGGTACAGCAAGGTGTTTACACGTCTTCACTGTTTACAGTTATACGTGTAGGGGTAGGGACACGGGTGACGCTAGGTGGCGACACTGGTGACGCTAGGGTGGGGACACAGGTGACGCATAGAACTATAACCAATGAACTAGAACTAATTAAAGATAATGGTTTCACTAACTTTTGGGTGATTTACCCTAAAAAGGCAGATAAGAGGTCCGCACAAAAGGCGTTTGCTAAAGCGCTTGCTTACGCGTCGGTTGAGGACTTACTGAGCGGCGCAGAAAAGTACAGAGACGACCCGAATCGAGACCCAAAATATACGAAAAATGCGAGCACGTGGCTAAATGCTGGGTCCTGGGACAACGAGCCGATTGCTACAAGCACAAAGCTCAATGAGTTTGGCAGACCATTTGCTAAACCAGCGGAGGTGCCAGACCCAAGAGCTTGGGTCAAAGCTGAACACGACAGAGGTGAGCACTATGAATGTAGACCTGGAGAGTTTGGGTGCAAATGATGAAACCACAAATAAATATTGATGGTGCTCAGGTGTTTCTTGGTGACTGTCGTGAGGTCTTGGAGGGCTTTCCGGATAACTCGGTGGATTCTATAGTGACTGACCCACCCTACGAGCTTGGATTCATGGGGAAGGGTTGGGATTCCAGCGGCATTGCTTACGATGTGACGGTGTGGCTAGAGTGTCTACGGGTCTTAAAACCT